TAGAGCTGTTTTCTGGATACCCAATTGCTTGTAAGCTCTGTCAGCGGATTCTACGAGCACTGCAGGCACTTCCCAGTCCGGGTGCTGCCCCTGAACTTGAGTTATGATAAAACTAACATAGTCAGCATGTTCAGCGAGTCCTGGATTCGATCCATAAAACTCTCTCACAGACTGTGTGAGATTAACCTGCCTATTAACAGTTTGGCTGACTACACCTGGCAGCGACTGCAGAACAGTCTGATGCGTATGTGTAGCAACCTTATTCAGTAACTCAAGCAATTTTGCAGGATCTGATTGAGCTTCTGACAATTCGTCTTCAGTCAAAGACATTGCAGCGACTTCAACTGGAACTTCTTTTGGTGCAACCTTCTTTTCAAGATCAGGAGTCTGAACTTTGTCTCTTAGCTGAGCAGCTAACGTATTTAGTTGCCCTCTAAGCGACTCGTTGTCTGCCTGAAGTTTCTCAGTCTCCGTTTCTCCTGCATCTTCAGTCTTTTTAGGCGTCTCATCTGCATCTGCTGCAGGAACCTTCTCTTCTTGAGTCTCTTCCGCAGTTGAAACAGTTTTCTCTTCATCCTTACTCTCCTCACCAGGGTTTGGTGGGTTAGCAAAAGCAGTTCCAAGCATGTCTGAAATCTGCTTTCCTTCGTCTTCAGGAGTCGATTGTACAGTTTTTTCTTCGTCTGGCATTTTAATCCTCTTCGTCTTCGTTAATGTTAGTCAGTTCGGTAATGAACATTGCAGGAAGGTCAAGTAAATCTTGACAATTAGCTATGATCGCCTGACTTTTTATTACTTCTGACATGTCTGTGGCTGACTGAAGTTCTCTATTGTGAAGCTCAATTCTACCATTAAGCCAGTTCGTAACATCAATCCAAAAAGCATCTTCATTAATCTTCTCTAGTAACCCAACTGAAGACAGCAATTCAGGATCCTCAGGATGCCTACCGAACGTAATACTCATAACTGTAATGGTTCTAGGTTTCCTGCTTGAGCCTCTTCTGAGACTTGCTGATCTGGAGCAACAACTGGTGAGGCTGAGGCAGCTTTGTTCACAAAATCACTTATATTCTTGGCGCCAAGATGACGAGCAATATGCAGAAAGATATTCGGCAGATTCAATGTTTGAAGCATCTCAGGCGATTGTGCAGCAACCTGTAATACATCAATCCATGTTTGAGCATTTTCACTCCCAGGAATAGTACCGTCAATCGCCTTCAAATCGAAGTCAACCAACATATCCATTGGATCTGTAAGTACCCTATCTCCATCTGGTTGAACACCAAACGTTTCACTCAACTGCTGAGGCCAATCACCCAAGAATCGTAGGTATCTCTCTTTATCAGCAAACTGTTGAGTGTTGACAGCGAATTGGTAAGCAACATCTTGCATGGACTGCATAGATATTATCTTAGCAAGTCTTTCTAATCGAGCAAGACCAGAAGTCCTAGCTCCCTGCGCCTCACTAGCAGAGATCCTCTCTCCACTCCTCTGTGGAATTATACCGGCAAGATTATCGTCTGCACCCAAAACACGCTTCATAAATTGATCAAGAAACGCAAAGTCAGTAACGTGATTGGCAGTAATATCTTCAATTTTTAACTGCTTAATAGCAGCATCAACACCGCCTCTGCCCCAAGACGATCTCCTAGTTCGAATGATCTTACCAGGCTTAGACGTGTTAAGATCGTAAATGTTAATAATGCTAGGATCAACGACTATCATATCATTGATTGCCTTCCTAACATTCGCAATGTGGCTAGAATAGAGAAAGTCAACTATCCTCTGAAGACCCATTGTTATCTCAAGCCTACTAGTAGGGAATGGAGAGTATCCATCGTAATCTGGCGCAGCAATCGCTAAAGGATACATATCATGATGTAATCCTAAAGGCTGCGCCGCTAATATAACTTGATCTCCGCCTATAACAAAGAACCATTTTTCAGGATTCTTACCACTTCCTAGATCCCACTCTTCAGGTATAATTGTAATATACATGAAGATAAGATCTACTGGTTGGTTATGTCCAGAAGTATCTCGAAGGAAGAATGTATCATCCCTACCTTCACGAAATATCTCAGCGAACGAACTACGTGTATGCTTTAAGTGCCTAAGATAACGAACGTTAAAGAAGAAACTATCAGGATCTTTCTCATCATGCAGTAGTTCCATGTAGTTGCTCTCATCAAGCCACCCATGATATTCTGCTTTCTGCGGTTCATGAACAGATGTAGCAGGATCTGGAAAATATCGGTAAGGATCAATGTTAACCAACTCATTTCCTTCCCACAAAACAGCTTTCTCTGTACTCCTCTTTCTATTCGTAACGGTAAACAAATTTCGCAAAGGAGAAAAGAATCCTTGCTCCTGTGCTTTAATACGAGTGCCCCACTGTCTATGCCACATTGGAGCAACTATTCCAAAGCCATATGTAAAAGCATCTCTCCACTGAGTATGCAATGCAAGACCTACCTTACTCTTGTAGCACTGATGTGCAATATGCTGTGTGAGAAGAAAAGCGCCGTAAGCATCCTCAGGACCTGTACCCTCATAAGTAAATACAGGATCTTGAAGAAAGGCGGATGCCATATAAGTCAGCAAAGTCTCCATGTTTGCAAAGGTAACTGGCATAACAATCCTCTCTAGAGGATCATCAGTTGTGTTTACCCTATTTATCGGAACAGGAGCAGAATGAGGAGCCTTTAGGTGTTTTGTCCTGTCCTTTGGAATGGTGTAAGCCTTTAGAGTAGCATCAATCTCTCTCCAAGATTCATATCTAGGACTAATGGCCCTTCGAGAATCCCAAAGTCTTGCCCAAATTTTCTCACGAAGTTTTTCATGGAACTCAGATCCAGGCTTCAGACTTAGGCCTTTAGGATAGGTGTAGCCAAAATCTAAATCGGACAGACCCATGCCAGAGAGAAATTCGCTTTCTGGCAATCTGGCTTCAGTAGGATTAAGTGCAACAGGCATTAAACTACCCTAAAATGTTCTAAAACCTCTAATGACTCATCTTCGTCAAGTTCCATGTATTCAGCCTCAACAGTTTCGAAACTATCTTCTTCCTCAGTATTATGATACATATATCTCTCACCAATCTCAAGCATTTCAGGAAGATAACCAGCAGCGTCCATAACATCCCACCGCTTTGCGAAAGGAAAGGACATCAACTGCTGCTCTAGTACTTTACAACAGGATGGATTATGTAGTATCTGCCCCTGACGATAGAACGGAGCCAGAGATTTAATTCTTTTAGTTTTCCCTTTTTCGTCGCTGCCCCCACGAGCATGAAGCTCAACTACCTCAACATGGATGCCTCTCCTCAAAAGCTCGTTCTTGATAGGATACGTAATAAATTCGTGCAAAGAGGTGACTTCGATGCCTAGAACACGAGCTTGAATTCTAACCACCATGTCTACAATTTCGTCGATAAGTTCATTGTAGTGCAACTTAGCATCAACAATATCCCTGAAATACATAGTATTCTTTCTCAAATCCACTGCAATTCCTACTATAGCAGAGTGAGCAGATTTAGGATTAGCCGTCTTTGCAGGATCTACAAGAACCATGTTCTCCACGTTGGGATTGTTACTTAATCTAACTTCACCAGGATCGTAGTCCCTAAAGAGAGATTGAGGAAATGTTGCATCCTCACCAACCGGCACAGGATTGTTCTTAAACTCTCTATAAAAAACATCCAACTCTTCAGCATTCTTGTACTTTTTATAGAGCTTATGAACCTCAGGAGTTGGCATGAAATTAGGACAATAAGAATTGAGATCATCATCACACAACTCCAATCTAACAGAGTCCCAATCATCATTATTAAGAAGGTCTTGTAGAAGAGAATCTTGGTGCAGAATCGTTCCAAGAACTATAATCTCCCATTTACCACCAAGTCCCCTATCAACTGCGTTCAAAAGATCAGCGTAGAACCACTTTTTCTTCTTTCGTCTTTGCTCCTCATTATCCATATTCTCTGGATCTTCCAAGTCATCTACTAAGATCAGTCCAGGTCTATGATCTCTGTAGAGCAATCCTCGAATCTGCTGCCCAGCTCCGCGAGGCATAACACAGATATCTTTCGATCCTACTTGGACAACCCACTGCCTTTTACTAAAATTCTCAGAAGCAAGTGAGCCATAAATCTTTTGAATAAGTGGATTATTGATCAGTTCCGCTTTCAGATTCTCCGCTTGCTGCATAGCAAGATCACTTGTACACGAAACAGGAACTATATACCTAGATTGAGCAAACATGATTGCTTTAATAGGTAATAGCATGTTAACAATAGAAGTTTTCCCAAGTCCTCTAGGAGCAGCAATTGCTTTCTGGGGATTATCACTATTGTCAATAAGATCAAATATCCTACCGTGCATCAGCTTATCGAAAGGACGCCAGAATCTTTCAGGAAAAAAGACTTTTCCGGCTAGTTCAGTGTCTCTCATGCACTGAGCCATAATGTCCTTAAGATCACTAGAGAGAGGCAAGGTTCTCCTATGTTTAACGGTTAAACGTAGATTATACTTTTTCTTCTACAAACGTTCTGTCT